GGGCCCTCCACCTCAGACCATCACTGGTCTTTGGCCTCGCTTGCACTCCGTGTTCCCACTTGGTAGTGGGTAACGGCGCTTCAGCAAAGTACTGAAGCACGCCAGCGAGTGTGTGAGTAGGTATTCGCTTGGCACGCGCTACTTGCGCGTACTGACGATACTCATGCCTGTGTAGTTTTGCATTATACCTCTTTCGGAGGTGTTCTTGCTTACTACCCAAGTACGAGACCCTACCCGCACCCCCACAGCCGAATCCAACTATCGGGAGGTTCTCACGAACCCAACCCGGCAGCATCGATTCGACAGCCGCAGACGCATGCCAGAACCCGTTTTCATACAGGTTGTTGGCGTAGTCTATAAGCGACTGTCTCGACTGGGGTCCGGTTGCTACTATGCATTTCGTCTTCGTAGGAGTCACATCGACCCCTTTGAAGGCATCCATCCCACAGGATTCCCTGAAGTGCCCCAGAACAAAACTTTTGTCCTGGTTTACCTTGAGGCCCAAAAGATGGAGTAACCTGCATAGTGATTCGTACCCGTGTACGGGGATAATAATATCATCCCCGAAGACGCGGACTTTGTCACTAAACCTCCGGATGGGCCTGTAAAGCCCACCGGTGCAGAGAAAGTCCTCCGGACGTTTTGCTTCAAAACCGCAAGCGGTAAGAGCAATAATCAGGAAGATGATTGACTGCACAGGAAAAGTGACCGCTGTACCTTGACTGGCGAATTTCTTCGTAACGAAGTAGTTCGGAGGACGATGTTTGAAAACATTATCCACTGTCCAGCGCGTTCGGGTAGCGTGGAGAGCTCTCAAGAGGGGTTGATTCTCTCGAAAGGCTCTTTCAACTACCCAACAAGTCAGTCTGTCGCTTGCCGAGGATAAATCCACGGTAGCTAACGACCGATCAAGGGATGCTATGGAGACGAGCTCCGCGGAGAGACTCTGGTTTTTGAACGACACGAAATTCGTGCCGAACAGGCCAATAAGTCTCTCTTCTAAATAGCGCTTAATAAACTGTTGGCACCATTGGTGCGCAGTTGGTTCAGCAGCTATGAAGCGAGGTCCTTTCGCAGTTTTTGGAACTGCGAGGAGTCTCGAAGGTGGCTCATTTGTGCTAGGATACCGGGAGTGATCTGGGGCTCGATGAAGTTCATCAGCTCCTTCTCTTCCCGGTTCAACCGGTGGTTGAATTTGTCCGCCGGTATCTGGTGAACGTAATTCCGGATTTCCCGGAAGATCACGTACCATTGTAGCAACAACGTCCTCTGTTTGGCCGAAAACGCCCAAAGGCGCTTCGATCTGTTGGAGGAAAGGGAGATGAGACGATGAGCATCTAGCTCGTAGTCCCACTGCCAATCCAGACCCAACAGTACCGTATCGACCAAATTCGAAAGACGCTCCGAGCTTCTCGGACCATGTAGGGAAGTCATATTTAAACTCCTTATGTGTTAGATCCGATACAGCTCCAGGCCCATGCCTAAAGCCTATGCCAAAAGAATTGGCTCGGATCGAGGATAAGAATTCTTCGATTCCGAACGTTCCAATGGCTTGGGAGAAAGCGTCGAAGTTTGATTGACACTTTCTGAGGATGGTTCTGTCGCGGTGTGTGAGTTCCAAGGACTCTGGGAATTCCCAAAGTTCAAGTTGCTCGCTCCTGCCAGTATCAGCAGCGTGATCGAACAGATCAACAAAACTGACACTGTCATCAGAACCCAGACTGTCATTACCCCAACAGAATGTTGGAGCATAGGCGGTCTGTTCGACATGGTAGTACTCCTCTAGCACTTTCTGAGTGCGTGCAGGGGTACATTCCACTTCCAACTTTTTCCCCAGGCATAGTAATTGCCTTAAGAAAAGGATAGAGTTGGGGTCGGCACCCTCCATTAGGTTGCCACTACGATCGAAGATCCGTAACCATAGTCCCCTAAACAAATTGGGCACTAGGATCTTGGCAGAGGCTCTTTTACTTAGAGCACCCTCCAAGACAAGACGGCCGCTTTCAAGCGCTCTTAAAAGAACGCCATCGAGAGCCGGGAGATCTAGGGTATAAAGCCCTAGACCTCTCTCTTCGGTTAAACGGGTGAGTCGCTCTTTGTCTCGAGCAACGTCCGTTCTATCGTTAGGGTACGCGAGGATATAGTCCTTAAGGACACCCTCTGCAACCTTGAGCAAACCATTTGCTTGACTTTTCATGTTCAACTCCTTTCGAGAATGTGAACAATTCAAGCCACTGCACAACACGGTTTACAACGAGACCGTAGGACTTTAAGCCTACGACTCCCAGTTCAACAGCTTGGTGAAGTTGGCCTCCGTTTGGAAGGCCGTCACGCCGGCAGCGAACTTGGCAGAACTCACAACAGAGTCTGCCTGGTCGTTCTCAAGTACAGAATAGTACTTGCGGACGGTGTTGTAAATCGCTGGAGCAACCGCAAAAACAGTTTCCACCAATTCGATGTTGTGACGGTCGATTTTCAGACCACCACGAGTCTTATCGGTGTAGCTGGTGTTACGGAGCTTCAAACGAAACGAGCCCGCCGTATCCCGAAGGAAATATTCTGAACCATAACCATCCTGGTTAACTCGGTTCAGAACTTTGGGAACAGCGTTAATCGTAATCGTAATCGTGTCAGTGAACATGGTATTACTCCTTAGTAGCAGGATTGACTAGAGCACTATTGCTCTTTGTCAGAGTGACCTCGGCACGCGCCGAGTCACCCCGATGCTACCAAGTATCGATAACTGCCTAAGACTTAATATAGGCAGCTGGACGTCTACAGGAACGTAAACGACTGAGCGACGCTGCTTAGTAACCTCCTTCCAGCCACCAGGTGTAACAAACCCGGTTTCAGGAGTTTGGCTTGCTAAAGCAGTTGTAGTCGTTTGGGTCATGATCTGAACAGGACCATGACTGGCGCCAACAATATTGCGCCTGGCTGTGAGAATATCTCCCACATTGCCACACCAATCGACCAACCATGACCAGGGAATGGCATTCCAAGCTGTGGCGAAATCAATCGTCAAGCCTAAAACTGCCTTCCTGGCTAGGTTTCTCATGTCGCCTTTCATGAGTTTGGGATTGTCTGGAGTCCAGACAACGTGTCCCCAAACCTTGCGCTGAGTAGCCTTGTGCACGCCTATGGTAACGGTAACACCGTCACCAGACTGCGCAATTATGCTCAACGGGCCAGCAGTAGTACTGCCGGACCAAAGGTCACGCTTACGTCTCAACCCGCCTTCCGCTAGCCGTTCAAGCTCGCGTTGCCTCTTTGCTACTTCATCACTGAAGTTCATGAGAGACTGAAGGTCACTAATTAGGGGTTTAATACCGAACTGCAATGCCAGATTACCGGCAGCGAGTCCGCGTATGATCTTGTTCCCCTCCTCGCGGAGGAGTTCAGGAATCTCCCTTAGTTCATAGATAGCTATTGGCAGGTCAACGACCGGCCTACTGGGATTGGTTCTCGCTAAGAGTTCCGCAGCCAGAATAGCATCTGAGGGTTGATCAGGAACAGAAAGATGGCCGAACATGGAATCCGCCGGATTTCGACATCTGTCGAGCATCCAGTTTTTCCAAATACGCCCGGTAGTGTTGCCGGTCGTCTGGTAGTTAAGCACCAATCCGAAAACGGACAAATGCCTAATATCCAGATTATGACCGTCGCCACTAGCTACCAAATCCGTAATGGTGTCATAAGACCCCAGATTGGATACGGTGGCAAGAAGAACCCCGGTTAAATACCGGTACTTCGTTCCGGTCCCAGAGAAAGTACTCTGGGAGCGCGTTCGGTTAGCCATCTGCTTACTCCTGTAGTGTTTGAGGGAAGGAGTCAAAGAAGACTCTGGAGGACCTTACGGTCC